AGACGGGGTATGCCGCTATAAAGTCGTGGTAGAATTACTTTATGGAAGATAATCTAGACATTTCTGCTCTAAATGAGCAATTTAAGCGCCTTGAAACAGAAAATTTCGAACTTTCTGAAAGTTTATCGAATCTTTCTATGATGATTGATAACCAAGGCTGGACCCCAATCTATGAAGCCCAGAAGGGTGGAATACTACTTGAGGACCTAAAGCGAGCCTCAATGCAACTTCGTGAGCTAGCAATCGGTAACCCGCTGATAAAACGTGGTGCTAAATTGCGCTCTTCTTATGTGTGGAGCCGTGGCGTAAACTTCCCAAGAATGACCTCTAGGGTCCGAAACAAGATGCTCACAAACCAGAACGAGCGCTTTATCTTCTCTCAAGAAGCTTACGAAGAACTTGAGATGGCAGCTTACACAGACGGTAACATATTCTTACTTGGTCGTGACTCAGACAGTCAGTTCATGCGTGTCCCACTTGAGGAAATCTCAGGCGTTATGACAGATCCAGACAACAAGGAAGTTATCTGGGCTTTCCGCAGAACTTGGAAGCGTAAGAACGGAATCAACGAGGTTGAAGTTATCCGTTGGTACTACACCGACAGCTACCCATCTAACCGCCGTAGGGCAACTAACGTTCAGAACTCTGCTGGCGTAAACGAGAGTGCAGACACTTCCTACACAATGTTTTACCACTCCTTCAACCGCCAGATTGGTTGGACCTTTGGAATTCCTGACGCTCTATCTGTAATTGCTTGGGCAAGACTTTACCGTGAGTTCCTAGAGAACGGTGCGATTATGACTAAGGCTTTGGCTCAGTTTGCCTACAAGCTTTCATCTAAGGGTCGTAGCGGTATCACAAATGCTGCTGCAAAAATTGCCGTTCCAGACGGTCAGGCTAACCGAGTTGGTGCCACCGCTGCTATGGGCGCTGATGTAGACCTAATCCCAATGCCTAAGGCTGGCGCTGGTTACGACTTCGAAAGCGGTAAGTCGCTTGCTTCAATGATTGCCTCTGGCTTGGAAGTTTCGGTTGTAGCACTTCTTGCAGACCCAGGTTCCTCTGGTTCTTACGGAACCGCACAGACTCTAGATACTCCAACCCAAAAGGCTATGGAAGTTCGCCAAAGAGCTTGGGCCTCTTTGATGAAGCGTGTCCTGCGTTACATGGGAGCACCAAGCGATGTTGAGATTACTTGGCCTTCAATTGAGACCGAACCTACTCACAGAATGGTTCAGGCGCTTGCTATGGCTTGGGAGTCTGGTATCTTGCAGGCTGATGAGTACCGCACAGCCATCCTCGACATTCTTGACATTGTGCCAGTTCAGACAGCTCCGCCTCGTGGAGTTATGTTGCCAAACAACACCGAGTATGCTGCAACCACAAGTAACGATGCACCAGTTGATGGAATTACTCCATCGCAAGGTGACTCTGGTGCTGTTGGTGCACTTGCAGACGGCGATAATGAATTGCGAGACAACAACTCCTAAAGTTTTAAATTACCTATGTGCTAGAATTGCTTTTAGGTAATTATCTATTTGGAGTAATATGGCAATCGAGCTAAAAGAAAACTTAGCACTGTCTTCGGCAGGAGTTTCTGGCAAGCGCTGGAAAGTCAAAGTTATTGAATCTGGCTGGGGCTCCTCTGGTTACTACGGCGCAAGCATGCTAGCTGAATACGGTCCTCGTGTTTTTAAAGCTGGCACAAAAGTTTTTATGAACCACCCATCTGCATCTGAGACCTCTGACCGTCCAGAAAGAGATGTTCACCAACTAGCTGGAAAGCTTGTTAGTGACGCTGTTTTTCAAGAGAACGGTCTTTACGCAGACATTCAGTTTTACTCACACTACGCCCCGATCATCTCGGAGATGGCGGAAGATGTTGGGTTATCAATCCACGCTCTAGGCAACGCTGTAGAAGGCGAAGCTGAGGGTAGGCAGGGACCAATCATTGAATCGCTTGTCGAGGACCCCCTCACAAGTGTTGATGTGGTCACAGTAGCCGGAGCTGGCGGCAAATTCGTCGCTCTATTAGAAAGCTACAAACGATTAGGTGAAGCTGCAGAACTTGTAGTGGAAACCGATACGGAAGGAAATGGAATGTCCATAAGCAAGGAAGAATTTGAGGCAGCAATTGCTGACCTTAAAGAAACCTTCGTTGAGGCACTCAGCCCACTGCGGGAATCGGTTTCGGTTCTTGTAGAGGCAGCTACCCCTGCCGAGACAGAAGCAACTGAAGAAGTAGTAGAAGAAGAAGTTGCTGATGCCCTCGACCCAGTAGAGGTTGCAGAGAAGTTCAACGAATCAGGACTGCCAAAGATTGCGCTTTCACGCGTAGCCGAGGCATTAAAGTCCGAAACCAACGCAAAGTCAGTTGACGAACTTATCGCAGAAGAGAAGGCTTACGCCGATGCACTTCTTGCTGATGTAGTTGTAGCAACTGAGGAAGTTGTTGGAACCGTTCAAGAAGCAAAAAGCGCATCTCTAGCAGATGAGTTTGCTTCAATCACCAGCCGCATCGTCGGCGCAAGAAAGTAAGGAAAAGTAAATGGCTCTTAACGAGATTTACAAAGAAGCCAATGAGCTTGTTTTCCCTGTACACACATCAGTTGACTCTGGTGATGTTGTAAAGGTTGGAGACATCGTTGGTGTAGCACAGAACGATGCCGTGACTGGTGAGGATGGCAACACTTACGCCACTCTAAAGCTAAACGGTGCGTTTGAAGTACCATTCAAGTCAGGTGACACATTCGACGTAGGCCAGAAGGCTTACGGAGTTGCTAACTCAACTAGTGGTATTATCCCTGAAGCCCAGGAGTCCTCATCTAGCGCAAAGCTAATCGGACACGTTACCAAGGTCTTGACTGCAACTGTTGTTGTTCGTCTAGCTCAGAACTAAGGATAGGTAAAATGACTGAAAACATTACCCCACGTCAGGTTGAGGCGGCGAAACTTCTTGAAGGTGCGCTACGCGGAGACCGCAATGACAGAATCAAGCTACAAGAGGGTATCGCAACTAGCGACCTACCTATTCAGCTTGCTCCAACCATCAACAAGATTCTATTTGAGAACTACCAAGCGCTTCCAAAGGTTTGGGACCAGTTCGCAACTCGTATCCTTGTAGATGACTTCCGCAAGCAGCAGTACCTAAACCTTCGCTACGAAGATGAGGGCATGGACAACCAGGGCGACAAGTTCCGTGACGGCTCACTTCCTACCGTTGGCGAGTACGACGAGTACCCAACTGCAGGGTTCTTCTCAGTAACTGAGACTGACTTCGCAGTAAAGAAGGCTGGACAGAGAATCCGTTTCTCATGGGAAGCTGTTGTCAACGACAACAACATCTCTGTTCTAGAGCGTCTACCTATCGAGCTAGCTCAAAAAGCTGCTGGAAAAGAAGACGAAGAAGTTACCAAGCAACTTGTTGCTTCTGGCGGTCTAAACACCACCAACTTCAAGTCAGCTAACAACAACCTTCTAGCTTCCAACTTGGCGCTAACTCTAGAGAACCTAGAGAAGGCTATCGAGGCAGCTAACCTACAGCAGTACAACGGCAAGCTAATCCAGCCAGTTACTCAGTTCGCATTGGTAATCCCACGTGCACTTGAGATGACTGCTCGCAGGATTCTTGCAGTTACAAGCGTTGAGACCACAACCACTTCTGGTTCAGTCGCAACAAAGAGAATCACCGGAAACCCAATCGGTTCACAGATTACAATCGTTGTGAACGACTGGTTGACCAAGATCAACTCTGGTGCAGGTGCCTACTGGTTCCTAATCCCAACTCCATCAGCTACCCTAAACCCAAGCGTTGTTCTTGGATTCCTTCGTGGATACGAGACTCCTGAGCTTCGTGTTAAGGCTGCAGCTGGCACCTACGCAGGTGGCGGAGCGGTTCCAGAGAACTACGGTTCCTTCGAGAACGATGACTGGCAGATGAGAATCCGCCACACCGCAACTGGTGGATTCTTCGTTCCAGCTGGTACTATCGCTTCAACTGGTGCAGGTAGCTAATAAGCTCCCAATAGCATAAAGATTACCCCCTCTTCGGAGGGGGTTTTCTTTTTATAAAAATACGGTATAATTATTAGATAACTTAATAGGGGCATAATTACAAAAAGACCAGAACTAAGGAAACGAAAGGTGGTCCAATGAAAAAGCTTACAATAATTCTCGCGCTAGCGTTAATGCTAGTTTTAATTGCACCTGCTGCAAATTCATCTGAAATAAAAAAATCCTTCGAGCAAAAAGAAACTTACAATTCTATAATTCAATTAATAATAGATTTAAGAAAAGCCGAAGAAGATAAAATCAAAACCGAAAAAATCAATAATGACATCAGGGTCAGAACTGAAAACATAAACAACAGAATTGAAGAACTAAATACGTATGTAGGTAAAACTTGGTATGTATTTTCTGGTTCTAGTCCTAAAGGCTGGGACTGCTCTGGTTTGGTTAAGTGGTTTTACTCTGACCTCGGCTACGACCTTTACCACAGTGCCACTACTCAAAAGTATGCTGGAGAACTAGTAGTAGAACCTATGGTAGGTGACATAGTTTCATTCTCTTACGCAGGCTCAGATAAGTCTTATCACAATGGAATATACATTGGAGATGGAAACATAATTCATTCCCCTAGACCTGGGAAGAAAACCCAGATAAGAGCAATAGAGGAGATTAGACTTAATAGCACAGTCACCTACACTAGGATTATCCCCTATGTGCTAGACTATTAGAGCAGCGTCTCTCTCCTTCGCTGTTTGTTGTGTGTGAAGACCCGTCCTGTCGAGAAATCCGGGACGGGTTTTCTTTTACCTGATAGAATAGAAAAATGATTATATTCCCAGACTCCAACCTCCCACCCGAATCGGAGGAGTGGGGCGATAAGGTCGAGCGAGAAATTAAAAAGCTCGATAAAAGACCTATTGGCGGTGGCGGTGGTGGCTCCGAAGGTGGGGATGGTGCCATAGGTCCAGCAGGACCACAAGGACCTCAAGGAATTGAAGGACCTGCTGGCGCAAAAGGAGATACAGGAGACCAAGGACCTCAAGGAGACCCAGGGCCACAAGGTGAGCAAGGAGTCCAAGGCGAGCAGGGTATCCAAGGTGAGCAGGGCATCCAAGGGGAAACGGGCTTACAGGGTGAGCAAGGTATCCAAGGAGAGCAAGGCTTAAAGGGAGATACTGGTGACCAAGGCATCCAGGGCATTCAAGGAATCCAAGGAGAGCAGGGTCTACAAGGAGATGCCGGACTAAAGGGCGATACTGGGGATCAAGGCATACAAGGTGAACAAGGTCTAAAAGGTGACACAGGAGATACGGGCGCAACAGGCGCAACTGGCGCTAAGGGTGATACTGGAGATACTGGAGCTCAGGGGGCAAACGGTTTTTCCGCTTATCAAGTTGCTCAAATTGATGGCTTTACGGGAACAGAAGCTGAATGGCTTGCTAGTTTAGTTGGACCTAAAGGAGATACTGGAGATTTTGATGGTACAGTCATAGAAGGCGGAACTGCTTAACTATGATAGAATTAAATTTAACGTCAAGGAGTAAATAATGCCAGCGCAAACCGTTATCCAAGTTCGCAGAGATACTGCTGCTAACTGGACTAGCGTTAATCCAGTTTTAGCTTCTGGTGAAATTGGTTTTGAAACAGATACTAATAAATTTAAAATTGGTGTGGGCGGTACAACTGCTTGGACATCTTTAGCTTATGCGCTAACTGGTGCAACCGGAGCTACAGGCGCTACCGGAGCAACTGGTGCCACTGGAGCAACTGGTGCAAAGGGTGACAAGGGTGATACTGGAGAACAGGGTATTCAGGGAATCCAAGGAATCCAAGGTATTCAAGGTATCCAAGGTGAAACTGGTTCACAAGGTATTCAGGGTGAGCAGGGTATTCAGGGTGCTACTGGTGAAGCTGGTACAAGCGTCACAATTAAAGGCTCAGTAGCTACAACATCTTCACTACCATCAACTGGCAACGTTATTGGTGACGCATACATTGTTGATGCAGATGGGGATCTATATACTTGGACTGGTTCTGAGTGGATTAGTGTTGGTCAAATTGTTGGTCCTCAAGGACCGCAGGGTGAACAAGGTATTCAGGGAGAGACTGGCGAACAGGGAATTCAGGGTGTTCAGGGTGAACAAGGAATACAAGGTATTCAAGGTGAGACTGGAGCCCCAGGTGCAGATGGCGAAGACGGTGGTCCCGGACTTGTTTATTTAGGTAACTATGTTTCTGGTAATGGCTACATTGCAAATATTGCAGTAGTAAAAGGAAGCGATAATAACCTATACATCGCAAAAGCAAGCGGTGGTCTAGCTGACCCAGTTGGCAACACCGCTGAGTGGGATATATTCTTACCAAAAGGTGTAGATGGATCAGATGGTGCGGATGGCGCAGACGGTTCTGATGGTGCAGATGCCCTTTGGAACTTTACTGGTCCTTGGGTAAACGGAGTAGATTATAACGCTGGCGATGTAGTTGAGTTTCAAGG